TAGCTTTTTGTTGGCAATGTTTTGTTAACGTCAACAAAATGTTCGGCCCCGTGCCGATACTAAACCAAAGCGGCGGGGCAATAGCCCTGCCGCTGATTTTATGAAAGGAGTTTTCTATGCCTGAATACACTGCGATTGCCACGCAGACTGTGGCGGCAAATCAGAATGTGCTTTTTACCGAGGCACCGATCCCCTGCACAAAGGGCCTTATCACTCACCGGGTAGGATCCGGCCTGTTTAACCTTCGCGGCAACTGCTCTCAGTGCCGCGCCCGCTACAAGGTGGACTTTATCGGCAACATTGCCGTAAGCACCGGCGGGACCCCAGGCCCCATCTCCGTTGCCATTGCGGTTGACGGTGAACCCCTGCTGTCCTCCGTTGCGACGGTTACGCCCACGGCTGCGGAGGCGTTTTTTAACGCAGCGGCATCCGAGTACGTTGACGTTACAAAGGGCTGCTGCGCGTCGCTGTCCATCCGCAACGTGAGCGGCGAAGCCATTGACGTGAGAAACGCGAACCTTATCATTACCAGAGTTTGCTGAGAAAGGAGAACACAATGGGAATGAAATCTATGTATAATCTGCGCGACATGCTCTGCAAGGAGCTTGACGAAATCGCCCGCAAGGGTGAGCTTGGCGCGGGAGACCTCGATATCGCGCATAAGCTGACCGACACCATCAAGAACATCGACAAGATCGAGACGCTTGAAGAGGGCGGTTATTTTAGCCGCTATCACGACGACGATATGCGCAATTCGTATGGGAGGGGCGTCTCTTACGCGAGACGGCACTATGTCCGCGGGCATTACAGCCGCACGGACGCAACTGAGCATCTGCGCAGCCAGATCAACGATATGATGCGCGAGACTGACGATGACCGCATCAAGGATGCCCTGCGTCGTGCAATGGACATGATGGAGGAATAAAGGGGGTAGGCCCCGATGATCGACGAAAAGGAGCTGCAGCTTTGGATCTCTCGCCTGGAAACGGAAAAATCCAGCTGGACGAACTACGAAAAGCTGGCGACGCTGTATACCATCCAAAACCAAAACCGTGGGAAGGGCGAGCCGCCGGCGATGCCGCGATACTCTGCCGCGCTCGCAAAGGAGTACGGAGATAGCGATTTCCTCCGCGCGGTGGCCCGCGTTGACCCGGCCCGTGCGTGGGAAGTGATGGACGAACTCATGGACAGCTTGAAGGTCGTCAACGAGCGAGTGTATAACAGCGTCATGCGCAAGCTGGAATAGGGAAATCCCCCGTCATTTACGGCGGGGGATTTTTTAGGCATACTTACCCTTTGTGTCCGCCAAGGTAAAATATGCCTAACGCGGCGTTACGAAAAACGCGCCATCGTTGTCTGCATCAATCCGCTTGATGAAGCGCGTCCAGAATTCCTTTTTTTCTTCCCGAGAGTATGTGCCATATTCGCCCAGCCCGTTTCTCAAGGCGTCGAGGTCTGTCTTCGGCTTTTCCTCCACGGTTTCGAGGGATCTTTTCAAGATCGAGTATTCCGCTTTATAATCGTCAAGCTCAATCAAATCGTTTAGGTATAGCGTTTTTAGTTTGCTCATTTTCTTTCGTATCGAGTCCGCGCTTTGCGTGGGCTTTTTTTCGGCCTTTTTGTAGTACCTATTGTTCCGCTCTGCGATTCCAGCAAGCTCGTGTAGTAGGTAGTCTTCCAACACATCCTCTCGTATCCTTTTTGTGTGAGGGCAAGAGGTGTTATCAAGCATCCGAGTCCGGCATCGGTAATATGTATATGTCTTCTTTACGGTTTCCGATTGCATCGTTTTCCCGCATTCTTTACAATGCAGTATCCCGGAAAACAGATACACGCGGTCTGTGTCAACTCCCGCACAGCGTTGTGACCGCTGGCGAATAATATCATTTACAATGTTAAAGTCTTGCTTGCTAACCAACGCCGGACAAGCATTTTCGATGCCGTAAACCTCGCCGATGTAAAGACGGTTGCGGAAATAGTTTACATACTTGCTATAAGCCCGGTCAATGCCCCATGTGTCAAGCATATATCGCTTTACGGCAAGGACGCTTTTTAGCCGGATAAACGCGGCAAACATATCTCGCGCCGCATCTACCGTGCCGTTATCAATCTGGTATTGCCTGTCCTTGATGGCATAACCTAACGGTGCTTTTGAGCCTGCCGGTTGCCCTTTTGCCCGTTTCCCATCATTGATAAATTTGATTCGTTCGCTTGTGCGGTCGGCCTCATCTTGCGCAACGGAAAGCATGATATTGACCTTTAATCGCCCGGACGCGGTGCGCGTCTCGTAGTCCTCTTCCGTCGCTTGCCATGTTACGCCGTATCGGTCGAGCTGCGTTTGCACGTCATAATACCCCGCGACATTGCGGAACCAGCGGTCAAGCTTAATAAATAGAATCGTGTCTACCTTCCCCGCTTTGCAATCGCCCAGCAGCCGCAGGAGCGCCGGACGCTTTTTATAAGGCTTTCGCGCTGATATTCCCGCGTCCTCATATATGCCCACCACGGTCATCTTGTGTTCTTGGGTATATCTTGTCAGTGTGTCCCTTTGTTCTTGCAATGACAGGCCGTGACGTGCCTGTTCTTCGCTTGAAACGCGAATATACAGAGCCACCCTCATCAAATCCCCCTCCAAAAACCGTAATCTGGGCAATGGATGTCTACATACACGCACCAGGCAGTCAGCAATACGACCACGACAAACAAAATGAAAATCACGCCGTTTCGGATATGCACACCGCGCCGCATAATCTCGATCATGTCTGCCTTTGCGTCAACATGGCGCTCCAGCTCGTCGTTTCGCGCCTGCAAGGTCTCCTCGTTCCTTGTCAACCGCTCGGAAATTCCAAACTCTTCATCAATCGATATTCCCAGCGCCTTGCAGATAGGCGCGACGGTGTAAATAGACGGGGCTTTGGAAAACTTTGAAAAGAAGTTCTGCACGGTGGACAGCGGCACGCCGGAAGTGTCTGAAATTTCCTGATAGGTCAGTTTCAATTCTTCTTTGCGGATTTTGCACACCTCTTGGATGTTCATTTATACCACCTTAATTTTTTCGATTTTCACGCCGCGAAGTCGCAAGATGAGGGCTTGCCGAACCTCGTCGAGCGCTGTCTTATTGCAAGGTTTTGGCGTTGAAATAGTTAAGCAAAGCGGAGTATGGTCAAATCATGCAGCGGCAACCGCTCCGTGCTGTCTGCACATAGCCCCCGCCGTTGTTGCGGAGACGGCGGGGGCTTTTCTCTTACTTCATACCAAGGAGTTTGCCAAGTTTTCTTTGCCGCCCCGCTTTGGTCGTGGGAATCCCAGTTGCTTTTGAAATTTTTCTTTTCATCTTTGTGATTCCGAGCGCACGTTTCCAGCTAAAGGACAAACCAGGAATCTTCATTATTGATTCACCACCTTTTCAACTTTTTCAATCATCTTAGCACATAGATCACGCCCGCGCTTGAGACTTTCTTCCGGCATTTGGTCAGAAAACTCGTCAACGATAGCCGCGATGCCGTGAGCCTTTTTTACCTGCCCGCGAGATAGGCCGAGAATATGCACGGTTTCTTTTTGGATGTACCGAGAAAGGAAACTGTTTGTATGGGTAGCCTTTTCGTTTTTCAGCATTTCGGCGCATTCGTTCGGGGAAACTTTTCCACCCGCCATGCACTTAGTATCTCCACCTGCGACCTCTGCGATCTGCGCTACGGTTTGCTCGGCAAGCTTGTATCGGGAAAAGTATGTTTCGATGTTATCCGTATCGGCAATGATGCGGATACAGTCGGCAAATATTTGCGACTGCCGCTTCACAAAAGCGATTTCCGAAGCAGACATTTTCTTTTTTCCGAAAAGTGACCCTAAGATGCCCATTTACAACACACCTCTTTTTACTTTTTGTGTTACCATCCCATTATATTACACTGGACCGTAGCACGCGCTTTTGCACGGATAAAAACAGGCCATAAGGAGGGCACAACATGGACGCACAGAATACGATGGCGGCAGAACTCTATAACACGCTCAATGCCGAGAACAAAGAAAAAGTCAAGAATCTAATTGCGACTTTACTAAGTCAGCAATTAGACGATCAACAATCGCCTGATTTGCAGGCGTAAGCTGCTCATAACCGTTCGGCATACCAAGACTAAGCTCTCCGCTTATTGTGGAGGGCTTTTCTGCGTTCTCGGCAGCATCCCCATGTAGCAGATAATCTACTGTTACGCCAAAATAATCCGCAACTCTTTTCAATTTATCGTAGCTCGGCGCATGGTCATCCCATTTTGCGATAGAGCCTCTGGTTACACCGGCTTCTTTTTCCAATCGGTTGATTGATATCTTCCCGTGTTCTGCGCGGAGAACGGAAATTCTTTCTAACAACGTCATAATTTATCTCCCTCAAAAAATACGAAAAATTTCGTAAAATGGGTTGACAATTACGAAAATATTCGTATAATAGGAAGTGTAAACGGGTGCAAAAGCTGACCCCAAACAAATCCTGTTTGCGGCGAAAATGTTAACTTTTGTCGGCAACATTAGTTTAGAACATTTTCGGGAATTTGTCAATAAGAAGGAGGGAGAAAATGGTTTTATCAAACATTAAAAAACTCTGTGCAAACAACGGCATTTCCGTATCTTCGCTTGAAAAGGCGCTCGGATTTGGGAACAGCACTATTGCAAAGTGGGCTGATTGCAGCCCCACGGTTGAGAAATTATCTCTGGTCGCCGACTACTTCGGTGTGACCGTGGACGCGCTGCTGAAACCCAACGATGGGCAGTAAAAAAATGCCCCGCCCAATGTTGCAGCATCGAGCGGGGCGGCGGAACAAATCTTAGGCTTAGATATGTGTCCTGTGGCTATTTTAGCACAGGGGAAAGGAAAAGGCAATGAGAAAAAAGCCGGAGTACAAAATCATTTGGGTCACGCCCCCCGATCCTGTAAAGCTGGGGACGATCATGGGCGAGATTTACGCCCGAAACAGAGGACTTGAGTTTGTCGGCCTTGTGCCGAACGGCAAGGATAGCGGAGGTGCGAAATGAGCGTGTTTGCATGGGCGCTGACGTATATCGGCGCGGCTACGGTGAGTTATCTGTTTATGTGGCTGCTGGACAAACTGGACAGGCCGGGGAAGTAAATAACGGGAGGGAAAGCGCGATGCAGTATAGGGAGCCGGAGCGCCCATTGGAGCCGAAGGACTACAAGGTTCCCCGCTGCCCGGTGTGCGGCGAGGAAACCGACACACTATACAAGAATATTTACGAGGAAATCGTCGGATGCGATGGCTGCATCAGGACGGTGGACGCATGGGAGAAAAAGGAATGAATATGAGCTTGTACCACATTGATCAGGAGTTGGAGAACTTGATCGACCAGGAAACCGGCGAGGTGCTTGATTTTGATGCGTTTGAGGCGCTGCAAATGGCGCGGGACGCCAAGATCGAGGGCGTACTCTGCTGGACAAAGAATCTGGCGGCGGAGGCAAAGGCCATCCGCGAGGAGGAGAAGGAACTTTCCGAGCGGCGTAAGGCTATGGAGCGCAAGCGGGAAAAACTGCTGGACTACGTAGGTCGGGCACTGGGCGGCGCGGCGTTCCAGACGGCGCGGTGTGCCGTGACGTATCGCAAAAGCACGGCGGTGGAGATCACCGACATGGACGCTGTTGTGCAGTGGTGCATGGACAACGGCTACGATGGAAAGATCACCTTTGCCCAGCCCACGGTGAGTAAGACGGACATCGCGCCGCTTCTCAAGTCCGGCGTGTCTGTGACCGGCGCGGAGCTGTGCGAGAAATTGAACATGGGGGTGAAGTGATGGATAACATGACGATCTACAATGCAGTTCGTAGTGTGCCGGACAGCGCCAAAAGACGCATCGAGGCGGGGCGCTTGAAGGGCAAGACAGACATTAACCCCATGTGGCGCATCAAGGCGCTGACAGAGCAGTTTGGGCCCTGCGGCTATGGCTGGAAATACGTTATCACTGACAAGAGGTTGGAGCAGGGCGCAAATGGCGAAGTAGCCGCATTTCTGGACATTGATCTGTTTGTAAAGGCAGGCGGCGCCTGGTCTGACGCTATCCCCGGCACTGGCGGCAGTGCGTTCGTGGCAAAGGAGAAGAACGGCCCATATATCTCCGACGAGTGTTTTAAGATGGCGCTGACTGATGCTATCTCTGTGGCGTGTAAGGCGCTTGGCTTTGGGGCGGACGTGTATTGGGGCGCTGACAAGAGCAAGTATGACAAGCCGGAGAACAAGGCGAAGAACAAGACGGAGACACCGGTGCTGTGCGAGCATTGCGGGCTTCCTATTAAGCCGGTGAAGAGCGGAGACCGCGTGTATCCCGCCAGCGAGATCGCAGAGAATGCCGTGAAGAAGTACGGGATGCGGTTGTGCTGGGGCTGCATGAGAACGAAAAACAACCATGCGGCAGATAACGGTTGACGCGGCGCGGTGGGCGCAGGACAGCGAGGGCTCGTGGATCTGTCTGCGGGTAACGTCTCCGGAGGCGGCGATGGAACTGTGCGACACCATAAAGCCGGGGAAGGAGTACACCGCCACCATCAAAGGCAAGGGGCGAAGCCTCGATGCAAATGCCTACGCATGGGTACTGCTGGACAAACTGGCGGAGCACTACGGCGTTGCGAGAGAGAAGGTATACCGGCAGGAGATACAGAGCATCGGCGGTGTCAGCGAGGTGCTGTGCCTGCGGGAAAAGGCGGCGGAGGCGTTCTGCCGGAGCTGGGAGCGGAACGGTATCGGATGGATGGCCGATACCGGCCCCAGCAAGCTCAAAGGCTGCGTAAACGTGACCGTATGGTATGGCAGCTCCGTATACGACACGGAGCAGATGGCGCGGCTGATAGACGCCATTGTGCAGGACTGCCGGGATGTCGGCATCGAGACCATGACGCCGCGAGAGCTGGATGCCCTTGTGAGCCGATGGGGAGAGGTGAGCGTATGAGGGAAAAAGAGGAATGGAAATGTATTCCTCATTACGATGGCGCTTACGAGATAAGCAACATGGGGCGCGTTCGTTCTTTGACGCGGACAAGAATTGTGAATAATTGCCACGGAGGACGTTCTTTAAGAACGGATACAGGTCGGATCATGTCTCTCGGGGACAATGGCAATGGATACGCCTATGTGTCGCTCAGCAAAAACGGAAATCGCAGAAATCACTACGTACATCGGTTGGTAGCTGATGCATTTCTGGGAAAACCAGAAGCCGGAAATTTTGTTGTGGATCATATAGACCATGACCGAAGAAATAACGCGGCAAGTAATCTCCAGTGGGATACACAAAAGGAAAACGTGTGTAGATCAAAACATCTTATGCGACACGTTAAGAGTACCTGTAAGCGATCTTCTACCGGTGAAAAATATATAACAAAATACGGTCAGGGATACAGAGTAGCTATAAAGTGGGCCAAAAAGAGCAGGCAATTTAAGAATTTGGAAGATGCGGTAGCGTTTAGAAATGAGGTGATTTTAGGTGCTGAATGAAAGACGGTGTTTTTTGTGCGGTAGGTTTGATGCATTGGATCCGTTGGAGAAGCACCATTAGGCACATTTTCGGCGGCGCGAATCGGAAGAAGAGCGAGAAGTACGGCCTTATGGTGTACCTGTGCGGCAACCGCTGCCACCGGAACGGGCGCAGCGCGGTACATAAGAACGGCGACCAGATGCGGCGTCTGCGTCGGTACGGGCAGCTCAAGGCAATGGAGGAGCAGGGCTGGACGGAGGCGGACTTTCGCCGTGAGTTCGGAAAAAGCTATTTATGAGAGGAGATAAGAGATGCTGAACAAGATTTTCATTATGGGACGCCTGACCCGGGATCCTGAGCTGCGCCGCACCCAGAGTGGTATCGCCGTCACCAGTTTCACCCTAGCTGTGGATCGGGACTTCAAGTCCCAGAGCGGCGAGAAGGAAACGGATTTCATCGACGTGGTGGCATGGCGCACCACCGCCGAGTTTGTGGCCAAGTATTTCTCCAAGGGACGCATGGCCGTTGTGGAGGGGCGCTTGCAGCTGCGGGACTGGACGGACAAGGACGGCAACAAGCGCCGGAACGCCGAGGTGCTGGCGGACAACATCTACTTTGGCGACGCCAAGAAGGACGCGGACAGCGGCGCCAAGAGATACGCGGACGGACAGTTCGTAGAGGTGGACGAGGATTTCGACGCGGACGACGATATGCTGTTCTGATCGGAGGTAGATCGGCATGGATTACTGGCACAAGCGGTACACCTGCCCATATTTTACCAGCAGCGAAAAACGGCGGGTTTGCTGCGAGGGCGGTAGCCGCGTCAGCTTTGAGACGGGCGGCGCGGCATCCCGCTTCATGAATCAATTCTGTGCCGGGGCGTGGGAGCATTGCACCATCGCACGGCACCTGACGGACGAGTACGAACGAAAGGAGGAAAAGAATGGGAAATAGGCGTATCGCCGAAGGAGTGGGAGGCGGTGCATAGTGGCTCTTGAGTACATTCCCTTTTATTACAGTTATCGCAAGAAATTAGAGAAACTCTCAGATCAAGAGGTAGGTCGGCTTGTACGGGCCTTGCTGGAATATGGCGAGACCGGAGAGACGGAGGAACTTACGGGACGGGAGTCGATCGCATTTGATTTTATTGCGGACGATATAAATAGGGCAAAAGCGGCGTATGACGAGAGATGCGCGAAGAACCAGCGCAACGCCAAAAAGCGATATGCACGGCATGATGGTACGACCGTATACGATTGCATACGAACGGATGCGACCGCATGCGAAACGTGCCAAACCAAAGACAAAACCAAAGACAAAACCAAAGATAATACACTCCCACCTAACGGTGTGAGTGATACGCGCGCGAAGCGCTTCACACCGCCATCCGTTGATGATGTATCCGCCTATGTTCAAGCGCAGGGCTATCACGTCAACGCAGATCGTTTTGTCGCCTTTTACGAGCAAAAGGGCTGGATGGTAGGCAAGAACCGCATGAAGGACTGGAAAGCCGCCGTGCGGAATTGGGAGACGAGGTGGAAGGAGGAACACGACGGTGGACATAACGGCGGTGCTGGAGCACCTGCAAAAAAATGGAATATCCCAGGAGAAGTCGTACTTTGAGTGCCCGGACTGCGAGGACAGGGGCTATACGGTCACACGCAGTGCCACCGGGGAGCTTATAACCCGTAGTTGCCCTTGCCAAATACGCAAGGACAACCAGCGGCGCATTGAGCGTAGCGGTCTGTCCGGTCTGCTGGAAAACTGTACGCTGGAGACGTACCAGACGGCGGAGCCGTGGCAAAAGCAGGCAAAGCAGATGGCCGAGGCGTATATCACGGATTGGCGCGGGAAGTGGTTTTATGCCGGTGGGACCCCCGGCAGCGGAAAGACGCACCTGTGCACGGCGATCTGCGGGAAGTTGATGGAGGCAGGCTTGCCGGTACGGTATATGCAGTGGCGGTCGGACATTCCATCCATCAAGGCAAAGGTAAACGATGCGGAGCTGTACGCAGATGCCGTGGGAAAGCTGAAAACGATCCGCGTGCTTTACATCGACGACTTTCTCAAGGGCAACGTGACGGAGGCTGACCGGAACATTGCGTTTGACCTGCTGAATGCACGGTACATAAAGCCGGAGTGTGCCACGATCATCAGTTCCGAGCGGACGATAGGACAGATATTGGACTGGGACGAGGCGATAGGATCCCGCATTGCGGAGCGCGCGAAGGGCTTTACCATGAGCGTGACGGGCAGCGGAAAGAACTGGAGGCTGAGATGAACGACGGCGCGTGGAAGATCGCGTCCGGCAGGCTGTGCGTGGCCTGTTTGCAGGATATGGCGGCGGACTACATCATCGAGCCAGCGTTCCACGGCTGGGCGCAGGGCGTGTGCCAGCGCTGCGGGAAAGAGCGGAAACTGACGACGATCAAGCGCTACACCATGAGCAAGCGCGGACTTGAGAAAAGAGGGTTGTTGGATGAACAGTGACGATCTGATGCGGCTTAGCCCTACGGCGCAGAAGCAGGTCATGGAGAAGCTGCAGAAGCCGGGAAAGTACAAGGCACAGAAGACGCGGCGCGGTAAGCTGACCTTTGACAGCAAGAAGGAGGCGGAGCGCTACGACGCGCTGATGCTGCTGCAAAAGGCCGGGGAGATACGGGGGCTGAAATTGCAGGTGCGGTGCTGCTTGCAAGAGGCGTACACGACGTTTGAGGGCGACCGAGTGAAAAGTATCGACTACGTTGCGGACTTTGTGTACGAGCGCAGAACGGTGCCTGACAGCTACGGCCAGCGGTACTGGCTTCCGGTGGTGGAGGACGTGAAGGGGATGCGGACGCGGGAGTACGCCATGAAAGCAAAGCTGTTCCGTAACCGGTACGGATACGCCATCCGGGAGGTGTGAGGATGACGGTGTACATGATCGTGACGCGGGACAAGTACCGCCTGCCCCGATGGTGGGGGTACGACCACGGCGGAGTTGGTGCAGCTGTCCGGGCGGAAGCATCAGAATGTTCGTTTTGCGATTTGGAAGGCAATCCGCAACGGCGGCAGATTCGGCTGCTACGAGGTTGTGAGATTGGAGGAGGGCGAGTGATGTTGCCACCAAATCAACCGCTGACGAAAGATGCGGCGAGAAAACTCATGGCGCTGGACGTGCAGGACAAGGAGATACTGACCTACGAAAAGCTGGACGAATGGTACACCGCATGGGGCGGACAGTGCTAAGCCCGCAGTGGTGGCGCTGGACATGACACACGCTTGTGACGTCATCCGTGAGTGTGGGGAGCAGGCACCCAGTTTGCAGGCGAGGATGGGCACGGGCGGAAACCAAGTGCCGCTTACATACCAGATGAATGGGTTTGGAGATTACCGCGCCGCCGAGGTTGCAAGCAGATGCAAGCAACGGGACTTTAAGGACAGCACAGACCTTGTGTGCGCCGTCGACTGCCGCAATTTCCGAGAGGGCGGAGAGGTAAACGGTACGCTGCAAGCAAAAGAAAGCGGCGGGCAAAGTCTAAACCTGAATAATACAGTCCGGCAGAACATGGTGGTGCGCCGCCTGACGCCGATGGAATGCGAACGGCTGCAAGGTTTCCCTGACCACTGGACGGACATTGGCGAATGGATAGACGAAAAGGGAAAGAAGCACAAGGACGCGGACAGCCCACGGTACAAGGCGCTGGGCAACTCCATCGCCCTGCCCTTCTGGGACTGGATGCTGCGGCGCATGGCGCGGTATCTGCCGGAGGGGGCAACGCTGGGGAGCTTGTTTGATGGAATAGGTGGGTTCCCGCTGTGCTTTGAGCGCATACACGGAAAAGGAACGGCGCGGTGGGCAAGCGAGATCGAGCCGTTCCCTATCGCGGTGACAAAGAAACATTTTCCAGAGGAGGAATGACATGAAAAGGGACGAGATCGTGACCGCGCTGCGGTGCTGTGCAGTTTCAATGGCGAATTTGAGTGCAGTAAGGATTGCCCGTTTTTCAGCACGAGCGACGAACTGGGCGACTGCTGCACAAAGAAAAATGTTGCCGCCGCTGACCTGATCGAGAACCAGCAGAGGCACATCGAGGCACTGATGCAGGCCAACGCCGCCCTGCGGGACACCGTACTGCGGCGGGATGCGCAGATCGAGAAGCTGAAGGAGGAGAACGATGGACAGGCTGACATTTGACGGGAGATTCTGTGACATTGCACAGTGTACAGAGACACCGGGCGGCAGCTTCTGCGATGGTGGGTATTGCTCCCAGCGGAAGGTGTGGGAGCGGCTGAAACAGTACGAGGACACGGGGCTGACGCCGGAGCAGGTCAAAGAACTGGCGCATGATACCACTGGGCCACTGCACCGAAAAATCAGCGAATGGATAGATGCCGAAGCTGCGGGGCGGCTGGTGGTGCTGCCGTGCAAGGTGGGCCAGCGGGTGTTCGCTTTGCTGGACACGGATAAGCATATAAGCGAGTGCGAGGTCAAGCAGATTGGTATGGGCAATAAAATCGGCTTTATTGCCCTTGAGCCAATAGGCGCCAGAGGGCGGGAGTATGGCGTAGCGCTAAACGGATTTGGCAAGACCGTATTCCTCACCCGCGAGGAGGCGGAAAAAGCGTTGGAGGCGATGAAGAATGGCAATTAGCAAATCAAAGCGCGAAGCAGTCTATCGAAAGTATAACGGCCATTGTGCGTATTGTGGGCGCGAAATCGCTTACAAGGATATGCAGGTAGACCATTTTTACCCATTGAGGGCGTGGGGAATTGAGGACTCTGGGACAGATGACCTTGACAACCTCATGCCAGCCTGCCGGATGTGCAACCACTACAAGCGTGCAAATTCGCTTGAAACTTTTAGACGGTACATCGAGGAGATTCCTCGCAAACTGCACGATAACTATATTTACAAGGTCGGAATTGTGTACGGCGAGATTGCAGAGCAAGCACACCCGGTCAAGTTCTATTTTGAGCAACAGGAGGGGATGAAAAATGAGTAAGGCTGTTTTGCTGAGCATTCGCCCGAAGTGGTGTGAAAAGATCGCCAGAGGCGAAAAGACGATTGAGGTCAGAAAAACTAAGCCGAAACTGGAAACGCCGTTTAAGTGCTACATCTATTGCACTATGGATCACCCTTACATTTCTGTGTCCTGCGGGGAACTGGACAAGCTCAACTATCGCACAAATACCGTTGGTCGGTGTAATGGCAAGGTTATTGGGGAGTTTACCTGTGAAAGAATCGCCCTTATTGCATACGATGGCGGCGAGTTAAGTAGTACAACAAATGCCGCCTTTTCCCCCGCGACGTGCTTAACTCAGTCAGAAATTATAGCTTATATCGGCGATAAGGGGCGTTGTTACGGCTGGCATATGTCCGACTTGCGCATTTATGATACGCCGAAAGAATTGAGCGAGTTCAAGACGCTATGTAGAGTCGATGCCGATTGCTGTGCCTGCCCTTATTACAACTACACCAAAATGGATTGTGATGGCCGGGTTATCGGTCGCCCACCCCAAAGCTGGTGCTATGTGGAGGAGGGCTGACAATGGCGACAAAGAGGGTGTGTGACCGATGCGGAGCGGAGATTAACCCGGTCAACTCCGTCACCTATGCTGGTATGCGGCGAGTTAAAAACGACATAAACGACAACGACTACGAGCTGTGTGTTTCGTGCGCGCACAAACTGCGAAAGTGGTTCAATGGGGAGGAGAACGACAATGGCTGAATACATTGAGCGGGAGACATACCGAAAAAGGTTGGCTGACCTTGAAGGGTGGTGCCAAGACCTGAGAAAACCGGGACTGAAGCAGGCATTGGAGATGTTCGACGAGATTCCTGCCGCTGATGTTGCCCCAGTAGTGCATGGACGATGGGAATGGGCAGACGATGGATATTGTCGATGCTCAGAATGTAGACAACGTGCTCCTGTGGTTTACGGCGCTTTGATAGAAGATTATCAGGACTAGCCGCAAACAGTAATGACTTACTTCTGCCCGCACTGCGGGGCGATGATGGATGGAGGGGATAGCGATGTGGCTGATTGAATGGCTGAAAAAGCGTAGAGCAAGGAATGCCTGTGGGATGAACTGCGGTCAATGTCCGTTCCTGAAAAGTCATTGGAACAAAGACCATGAATTTATGGGGCTTTCATGCAGAAAGGGGCTTTGGTAATGGGCAGACTGATTGATGCAGATAAATTCATTCTGGCCATTATGGATGCGTCCCTATCTTCCGTTGACGAGGATACAATCCTTGATTTGATCGATAGCGTCCCCACCGTTGACGCTGTGCCAGTAGTGCGGTGCGTGGTATGTCAATGGGCAAAACCAAAAAATAAAAATTTTTTTGTTTTAGGGGTGCGGGGCGGAGAAAGACAATATATGCTGGGTATGCAGGGGCAACCTGCCCGTGCCGATCCATTTCTTTCCTCCTAATTTCCCGATGGGCGGGGCTTTGGCTCCGCCTTGATCGGGGCTATGCGGCAAGACGACCAATATGCGGTATAGGTGCCCCGTAATGGGAGACCTCAGCAAGCGACGCCGGCGTTCCGGCGAAGTGCTAAAGCAGGGCAGGGCTGCAATGCCGCACCACATAGGGGCGAATGTACCAAGGTTGGCGAAACGGTCTCCAAAACCGTTTGGGTGGGTTCGATTCCCAACCGTCCCTGCCAAAAGAGGAGTGCCGCTGCCTTGAGTGCGGCGTTGTAGCCCTTCGGGGCGGGTAAAGTCTGCTATGTACAGGCCAATGGGTGGGGGCCGGTAGCAAAACAGGAGGAAAGCATGGAAATCACAAAACGGCGGCTTGCAGATATTGTGCCGTATGCCGCCAACGCAAAGAAACACGATAAACGGCAAATCAATAACGTTGCGGAGAGCATCAAGCAGTACGGCTTTGTGCAGCCGATTGTGATTGACCGCGACGGCGTGATTGTTATCGGTCACTGCCGCGCTTTGGCGGCAAAGAAGCTGGGCATGGAACAAGTGCCTTGTGTCTGCGTGGACGATCTGACACCGGAGCAAGTGAACGCCCTGCGGCTGGTGGATAACAAGAGCAACGAGAGCGACTGGGACTTTGACCTGCTGGCTGATGAGCTGCCGGGGCTTGACTTGTCTGCTTTTGACTTTGATTGGGGTCTGCGTGATGAACTCGACATGTCAGTGGTAGAGGACAACTACGATCCTGTTTTACCGGCAGAACCGAAGAGCAAACTGGGCGATGTATACCAGCTTGGAGACCATCGCCTTATGTGCGGAGACAGCACGTCTTTGACAGATGTGCGGAAGCTCGTGGGGGGGGGCACAAATGGATTTGCTGCTCACAGACCCCCCGTACAATGTGGACTATCAGGGCACCGCCGGGAAGATTAAGAACGACAATATGGAGGATACGGCATTTAGACGGTTCCTGACGGACGCGTTTTCCAATGCGGCGATGGTCATGAAGCCCGGTGCTCCGTTCTACATCTGGCACGCAGACAGCGAGGGGTATAACTTCCGAGGCGCGTGCAGAGATGCGATGCTGCGTGTCCGGCAGTGCCTGATCTGGGTGAAGAACTCCCTTGTGATGGGGAGACAGGATTTCCAGTGGAAACATGAGCCTTGCTTGTATGGTGAGAGCGAGATTGAAGAAGAAGCACACGAACCTTGCCTGTACGGCTGGACGGAAGGGAAGAAGCATTATTTCTTCAAGAACCGCAGGCAGACAACCGTGTTGAATTTTGATAAGCCTGTCAAATCTGCGGAGCATCCGACCATGAAGCCGATTAAGCTGTTTGATTACCAGATGCAGTGCTCCAGTAAGCCGGGTGAGAATGTGCTTGACCTGTTCGCTGGGTCCGGCACAACGATCATGGCAGCGGAGCAGAATGGCAGACACGCTTTCTGCATGGAGTATGATCCGAAGTATGCCGATGTCATTGTTGACCGGTGGGAGAAGTTTACGGGGAAGAAAGCGGTGTTGCTGAATGACGATTGAAAAAGCACAGGCGATTATTGCCAAAACCAGCAGCCCGTATTTGAAGCAAGACATGGAGAAGTTTATCAAACGCCAGCGGAGAAAGGAGGGCGCGTATGGCAAGGCCAAGAAAGGAAATAGACCAGAAGCAGTTCGAAAACCTCTGCGGCCTGCAATGCACGCTTGAGGAAATCTGCGGCTGGTTTGATGTGACCGACAAAACGCTGGATGGTTGGTGCAAGCGCACATATCATGCAAGTTTCTCCGAAGTATTCAAGCAAAAGCGCGGATTGGGGAAAGTATCCTTGCGAAGATCGCAATGGAGGCTTGCAGAGAAGAACGCAAGCATGGCCATTTGGCTGGGGAAGCAATACCTTGGTCAGCGCGACGTTGTGGAGCTTGGCTTACCTACAGATAACACGCAGGAGGATGCTTTGAGCGTGAGCTTGCGTGAAATGGCAGAAGGGTTGGAGAGCGATGATTAGCCCGAAACAAGCAAAGATCCTCTCTTTTCCCTATTCCAAGTATGATGCACTGATCTGCGATGGTGCTGTGCGTTCCGGCAAGACCTCTATCATGATGTGGGCGTTTGTCCGCTGGGCGATGGAGAATTTCAGCAGTCAGCGCTTCGGCGTGTGTGGCAGAACGGTGGACAGCTGCACCAAGAACATTATCGTGCCGTTTACCGCGATGAGCCTTGCCAAAGAGCGTTATATTATCCGCTGGCGGCGCGGCGACAAGGTGATGGAAGTGCGGCGCGGTGCCGTGACAAATTACTTTGAGGTGTTCGGCGGCAAGGATGAGGCAAGTTATACGCTGATTCAAGGCCGCACGCTGGCGGGTGTGCTGCTGGACGAGGTGGTATTGATGCCGCGCTCGTTCGTGGAACAGGCGCTGACCAGATGCTCGGTGGACGGCGCAAAGCTGTGGTTTTCCTGCAACCCCGGAAGCCCGCAGCATTGGTTCTATCTGGAGTGGATCAAGCGGCACAAAGAACGCAACGCCCTGTATCTGCACTTTGAGATGACGGACAACCCCGGCCTGAGCGAAAAGACGCTGGAACGCTATCAATCTATGTTTTCTGGCGTATTCTACGACCGCTATATTCGTGGCTTGTGGGTGTTTGCCGAGGGGCTGATTTATCCCATGTTTGACGAGAGTTGCATTGTGGACGAGCTGCCGGAAACGGGTGAATACTATGTGTCCTGCGACTATGGTACGCTCAACCCGTTTTCCGCAGGGCTGTGGCGCTGGGATGGCAAAACGGCCACACGCATCCGGGAGTATTACTATTCCGGGCGAGAGAGCCAAAAAAATAAGACAGACGAAGAATATGCCGACGAAATTGAAAAACTCATCGGGGATGCGGATATCAAAAGCATCATTGTTGACCCGTCTGCCGCCTCATTTATTGAGGTTTTGCGACGACGCGGATATATGGTCAGAAAAGCAAATAACGATGTAACTAACGGCATTATGACAACGGCGCGCTTTTTGCAGGATGGCATTCTCAAGGTGCATCGCGGCTGTAAAGATTGCATCCGAGAGTTTGGGTTGTATCGGTGGGACGAAAAATCCACCGATGACAGGCCAATTAAGGAAAACGACCACGCAATGGATGAAACTCGGTATTTTGCTTATACGATCCTGAAGAACAAGGCGTATCGGCGCGAGTATACACCACTTTGGAACGGATAGGACGGTGAGCGGCTATCAAAACATATAACGATTTTGTGGCGGTGGGCGAGGGCGAAAAGGCGCGGATGGAGTTTATCCGCAGCGCGATCAACGCGCATCGCGAATCCCACGCATATAAGACGGCGGTGGATGCGGAGGAATACTATAACGGTCTGAATCCAACCATTAACCGCTATGAAAAAATCATCTACGATATGCAGGGCCGCGCCCACACGGATATGTGGACGGCAAACCACAAGCTGGCCAGCCGGTTCTTTGGTCTGGCGGTAGATCAGGAGGTATCGTATCTTCTGGGCAACGGCGTGACTTTCGCGGAGAAGAAAACCCCGAACAAGCTATGCCCGGACTTTGACCAGGAGGTCATGGATGCGGCGCGTGAGGCGAAAATCGCAGGCGTGTCTTTCGGTTTCTGGGATCTGACGCATTTGCGGGTGTTCTCCCTGCTTGAGTTTGTCCCTCTCTACGATGAGGAAGACGGTGCAATGAAAGCCGGTATCCGGTTCTGGCAGGTGGCACAGGATAAGCCGTTGAGAGCGACGCTGTATGAGATCGACGGCTTTACCGAGTATTTCCAGCCCAGCGGCGAGGATATGGCCGTCATGCAGCCGAAGCGCAGTTATAAGCTGATCGAGCGCAAGGCGGAGGTCGGCGAAACCGAAATCTATGACGGTGGGAATTATCCGAGTTTCCCCATCGTGCCGCTGAAAAACAACAAGCGGTGCCTATCCGAGATTGTCGGCAAGCGCAATACCATTGACGCGCTGGATTTGGCGTCCTCTAACATGGTCAACAACGTGGACGAGGGCAATCTGATCTATTGGGTGCTTTCCAATTGCAATGGCATGGACGATCTGGATGATGCGAAATTTGTGGAGCGCTTGAAAACCACGCACGTCGCACACGCCAACGGCGACGACGGCGCAAAGGTGGAAAGCAAGACCATCGAGGCTCCCTATGAGGGCACCAGCAGCACCATTGATATGCTCAAGAAAAAGCTGTACGAAGATTTTCAGTGCTTTGACGCTACGGCGGTATCCGCAGGGAACCAGACGGCGACCGCGATCAAGGCCAGCTATGTGCCGTTGGATTTGAAGACGGACAAGTTTGAATCCGAGGTAACGCGGTTTATTGTTGAGATTCTGCGTTTGGCAGGCATTGAGGATCAGCCGAGTTACACGCGCAACCAGATTATCAACAAGAGCGAGGAAACACAGAACATCCTTCTGGGCGCAGCGTATTACGATGACGAATACATCACAAAGAAGCTGCTGACCATCAACGGCGACATTGACCAGTACGAGGACATGGCAAAGCGGAAGGCGGCAGAAGAACTTGACCGGAGCTTTGAAGATCCGGACGCGCCGGGGGTGAGCGGCGATGGCGACCAGTGATCTTGGGCATCAACTGACCGACAAGGAGCTTGCAAAGCTGGAACGGCGCATTGCAAAGCTATACCGCGAGGCTGGGGAAGAGCTGCAGGCTACCATCGACGCATACTTTGAGCAATTCAAAAAGCGCGACGAGGAAATGAAAGCTCTGATCGGCACCGTGCAAAACGGTAAGGAATGGACGGAGGCCGATTATAAGCAATGGCGGCTCAACCAGATCGGGCGAGGGGAACGCTATCAGGCCATGCGCGATAAGGTGGCGCAGAGGGCGACCGACGCAAACGCTGTGGCGGTTTCCTATACCAACGATGCGACGCCGGGTATTTACAGCCTGAACCGCAATTATGCGGCTTACACTATTGAACAGGTCGCTGGGAATATCGGCTTTGACCTGTGGGACGAGCAGACGGTAAAGCGGCTTATAATAGAGCAGCCGGACTTAATGCCGTACTACCCAAAGGACAGGGCACTGAAACGCGGTATCGACCTCGCGTATGGCAAGAAACAAATCACGGCAAGCGTCACCAGCTCCATCTTGCAGGGAAAGAGCATCAAGCACATGGCGGATGATCTGCAAAAGCGCATTACCACCATGAGTCGCGATTCCGCCATCCGCACCGCCCGCACAGCCGTGACCGGCGCACAGAATGCCGGACGCATGGACAGCTACGCAGCGGCGGAGAAGATGGGGATAAAGCTCAAAAAAGAATGGTTGGCTACGCTGGACGCGCGTACACGCCACTCTCATGCCATGCTTGACGGCGAACAAGTGGCGCAGGAAAAGAAGTTTTCTAACGGTTGTCGTTTTCCCGGCGACCCACAAGGACCACCGTGGGAGATATATAACTGCCGCTGTACGCTGATTGCCGCCGTGGATGGGGTAGATACATCAGACGGGCTGCGTAGGACACGCGACGGGCTTATATCTGACATGACATATGCGCAGTGGGAAGCGTCAAAGCGAGGATATGATGGGAAACAACTGTCAGCGTACCATAACGGGAATAAAAACACGGCCAAAGACGTAACGAAAAAATACATTGAAACTGCCACGCCACGCATGGGCAAAGTGCGATATGAGAACGGATATCGCATAAAAGACCACAAAACAGAAATAGAGGTTGCAGACCAGCTCAGAGAGCGATTAGGTGGGAAGATCGTACTGCTGAAAGAAGCAAATACACAGGGGGCAAAAACACCGGATTATCTGTGGCGCGGAAAACAATGGGAACTTAAAAGCATATCAACCGCAAAAGCCGCAGATTCCGCAGTACGAAGTGCTATAAAACAAATTAAAAGCAATCCCGGAGGAATTATATTGCAGTGCGGCAATGGCATTGACGAAAATGAATTGAAAAGAACTGTGGACATGAGAGCACGCAGAAAGCAAGATTTTGACTTTGACATAATTGCAATCAATGGTTCGGGGGAATTGCTGTTTGCGAGAAGATACAAAAAATGAGCCGCCCCCCCGCCAATGGGCAGAGGTTCGGCTCGAAAAACGGAAACATAAGTTTCCTCACTGTCAGTATATGCAATCCCCGTAAAAAAGTCAAGAGGTATTTTGTGATGAGCGTTGAAATCACCGACAACAGCAAAGAAGTCTCTGCCGCCATCAAAGCGGCGCTGCTGCGCGGGCTTGAAAAATGCGGGCTGGTGGCAGAGGGATATGCGAAAAAGCTGTGCCCCGTGGATACCGGAATTCTGCGAAACAGCATTACCCATGTGGTAGACGAGCAGGAACCGGCGGCAATTATTGGAACGAATAATGAGTATGCCGCTTACGTCGAGCTTGGTACCGGCATTTACGCCGAGGGCGGCGGCGGACGGCCTACGCCGTGGGTGTATCAGGATGCGAAGGGCAACTGGCACATGACCCACGGCAACAAGGCACAGCCGTTTTTGAAGCCCGCTGCCGCCGACCATGCGGGGCAGTATCGAGACATTCTGGAAAACGAGCTGAAAAATGGATAAGGATTTTGGTTGGCTCTTTTCCTTTAGGTAAAACCCGCGAGGTACAGCGGTTTTTATACAACGTTCGCCCCCGAAGAATTGGGGCCAAAGAAAAGGAGAACGAATAACATGGCAAAATTTACGAGAGCGGAAATCAGAAATATTCTAGGCGACGCTTGCACCGAAGAGATCGAGAATCGCTTGGTTGCGCTGCATCTGGGCGTGGTTGATCCCCTCAAGGACGATCTCACGAAGTACAAGGCGGACGCGGAGAAGTTGCCAGGCGTCCAGAAGGAATTGGACGACCTCAAGGCAGCGGGTGACGGCGGCTATAAGGAAAAGTACGAGAAGGAACACTCGGCCTTTGAAGCTTACAAATCCGACGTCACAAAAAAGGAAAGCAAGGCGGCAAAGGAAAAAGCTGTCCGTGCTTACTTTGAGAGCAAAAACATCACCGGCGCAAATCTTGACCTTGCCATGCGTGGCTGCGGCGAGGAAATGGCCGCATTGGAGATGGACGGCGAGAAGATCAAGGACACCAAGGCCCTTGATGCACTTGTGGACGGCACCTATAAGGGGCTTGTCTCCACCACGCAGACGCACGGCGCAAATCCCGCCAATCCCCCGGCGAACACCGGCGGCGCAAAAACCCGTGAGGACATTTACAAGAAGGACGATAAGGGCCGCTATGTGATGTCTACAGCGGAGCGCCAGAAAGCGCTTGCCGATCTGATGGCAAGCGAAAACAACTGATTTTTTGAAAGGAGCTATTTATGGCTGCGAAAACTAACGTAACGACTTCTGCACAGTTTACCACTTCCGCACGCGAGGTGGATTTCGTGTCCCGCTTTGCTGACAACTGGGACGCGCTGCGGAACATCATGGGGATCATGCGTCCCATCCGCAAGGCTCCAGGCACGAAGCTGGTTTCCTACAAGGCCAGCGTGGACGGCGGTCTCAAGGGCGGCACTGTGGCCGAAGGTGACGAGATCCCCTTCACCAAGATGAAGGTGGAGCCTGTTGCCTACGGCGACATCGACATTTCCAAGTATGCCAAGAGCGTGACCATCGAGAGCGTGGCGAAGTACGGCGCTGACGTTTCCGTGGAGAAAACCGACGAGGCTTTCCTCGTGGCCCTGCAGAACAAGGTCCTGACCGACTTCTATACCTTCCTTGGTACCGGCACTTTGAAGGTGACCGAGAAGACGTGGCAGCGTGCTCTGGCTATGGCCAAGGGCAAGGTGCTGGACAAGTTTGCCGGTCTGGATAAGGACGTGACCGAGGTTGTGGGCTTTGCCAACATCATCGACGCTTACGATTACCTGGGCGACAAGGAGATCTCTGTGCAGACGATGTTCGGCATCAACTATGTGGAGAACTTCATGGGCTACCGCACCCTGTTCCTGCTGCCTGAGAAGTACATCGCCTCCAAGAAGGTGATCGCTCTGCCCGTGGAGAACATCGACCTATACTATGTGGACCCCAGCGACAGCGACTTTGCCAAGCTGGGCCTGAACTACACTGTGAAGGGCGAGACCAACCTGATCGGCGTTCACGTCGACGGCGACTACAGCCGCGCCACCGGTGATATGTACGCCATCATGGGCATGAAGCTGTGGGCCGAATATCTGGACGGCATTGCCGTGGCTACCGTTCAGGCTGCTGCTACGGCCTAAATAAGGGGGCGGCGTGATGCTTGAGCAGGTCTTACGGCATTTGAACAACTGGTTCCTTGTGGACATTCACGAGGGCACGTTCACCGTGGAGAATGGCGGCATTACGCTGCCCTTTCTCCAAAATAACCAGTATTTTCGCGTGTGCGGCTCTGTGTTCAACGATGGACTGCACCAGTATCCTGCGGCTGACTTGGTGGACGAGGTGTTCACCGGTACGGTGTGGGCGCTGGCGGTGCCAAAAGCTGTAGTTTCTCTCTCGGAAGACATTACCGCATGGCAGGAGAAAAACGGCGGCACAGCTTCAAGCCCCTATACAAGCGAGAGTTTTGGCGGATACAGCTACACCAAAGCAAGCGGTGTGACGGGCTGGCAGGACGCTTTTAGAGGTCGGCTGAATGACTGGCGGAAGCTCAAGGGGGTGGAACCGTGAGTTTACTGGACGATTTTGCACACATGTGCATTCTGATGGAAAAAAAGCGCACACCGGACGGCGCTGGCGGCTACATCACTGCATGGGAAGAGGGCGCGGGTTTTATCAACTACCAGTCGCTTGACACCTCTATGGAGGCGAGAAAAGCGGAAAAGGACGGCGTTACCTCGGTGTATTCCGCGCTGGTCAATCAGGACGTGCCAATTGAGTACAACGATTATTTCCGGGACGCGGAAACAGGGCTGACTTACCGCGTAACCTCTAACCCCGAGGAAAAGGCCGGGCCGAGGTCTGCGGGAGCGACCATTAAGGCGCTGAAATTCTTCACAGCGGAACGAAGGGAGCTGCCGAAATGACAAAGGATAAGGCGCTCCACGCATGGTTCTCTCAATTTCTCCCGGCGTATCCAACCTCCAATGTGCCGGAAGACGCGACCTTCCCGTGGCTGACCTATGAACTCATTACGGGCTCGTGGGAGAGCGGGGAGATCGGCCTGACGGTAAACCTCTGGTACTACACGGAGAGCGAGGCGGTTCCCAATGCAAAGGCACAGGAGATCGCCGACTCCATCGGCATGGGCGGCTGCATGGTGCCCTATGACGGCGGGGCGATGTGGCTCAAGCGGGGGTCTCCGTGGTGCCAGAACATCGCGGATGAGAGCAACAAAAACATCAAGCGGCGGTATCTCAACATCACGGTGGAATATCTGTCGCAAAACTGATGAAAGGACGAAACTATGAAATTTACGAGAATTCCTATTGACGCGTTCCAGAAATTACAGATCAACGCCGGTATCTTGACCACCGATTTTACGCCGTCTACCGGCGAGGTTGGCGCGGATGGACAGATCGGCGCGACCACCGGCGGCGTGACCTTTACGGCAATGCCCACTTTCACCGACTTTGGCGAAGACATTGACAACTGCCCGAAGAACATGAAGGAGTTTAAGCGGCAGGATATGGTGGAGGCGAAGATGTCCGGCACGTTTATCAACGCCGATACAAAAACGGCAAAGCTGCTTTGCGGCGCGGCGGACATTGATGCCAGCGACACGACGAAGGTCGTTCCCCGCATGGACCTCAAGGACAGCGATTTTACCGACATTTGGCTGGTAGGCGACTACTCCGACAAGAACGGGGCGAAAAACGGCGGCTTTATCGCTATCCACCTGATGAACGCTCTTTCTACGGGCGGTTTCCAGCTCAAAACGGCAGATAAGGCCAAGGGTCAGTTTGCGTTTGAGTTTACGGCGCACTATTCCCTCGCGGAGCAGGACAAGGTCCCGTATGAGATTTACATCAAGGCGGGCACGGAGGAAACGGCATGAAGCTTTCTGACGTCAAGGGCGACCGCGTATTTGATGTGATTGCGGACATCATCGATCCCATCGCCAATATTGTGGAGGACGAGAAAGCTTCTGCCATGTTCCGGCGTGAAAAGCTGCCGGAGGGCATGACGGAAAAGCAGTTTGTGACGCAGAGGGCGCGGAAAGCGCTCCCTGCGCTGCTTAAAAACCACAAGGGCGATATTATTGCCATTCTTGCTTCGATCGAGGGTGTGAGTGCGGACGCTTACAAGGGCGCGCTGAACCTTGTGAAACTGACGCGGGACACGGTGGAGCTGCTGTCCGATGATGCATTTACCGCATTTTTTCTCTCGGCGCAGAGCGAGAACTCCTCTGGCTCTGCGCAGGAGAATACCGGGGAAGCCGACGAGTAAGGCCGTTTCTGCGCTACTGCACGGCGCGGCTGAATGAGCGGGCGCGGGATGAGGCGTATCGTATCTATGTGACGGACGCACTGAAAATTACAACGGAGAACACGGCGCGGTATGCCGGCGGCAGCTACATGAGAGCGCGGTATGCGGATGTCATCAGGCCGGAGAAGCGGGACGAGCGGTCTTGCGAGGAAATCACGGCGGATGTGGTCGCACGGTGCGGATTGGTGGTGAAAGAATGAACCTGCTCGATCTTTTTGTAAAAATTGGCGTGGATAACAGTGATGTAGATAAAGGCTTTTCGGAAACGAGCAGCAAGGCAGAATCTCTTGCCGGGAAACTAAAAGGCGGCCTTGCAACCGCCGCAAAGGTGGGAGCTGCGGCCCTGACAGCTGCGGCTACTGGCGTGGGGGCGCTGATCAAAGAGTCCATTGACCAATATGCCGAGTATGAGCAATTAGTGGGTGGCGTCGATACCCTCTTTAAGACTGCATCGGACAAGGTGCAGGAGTACGCCGCAAACGCATACAAGACGGCTGGCATGAGCGCCAACGAATATATGGACACGGTGACCAGCTTCTCGGCCTCCCTGCTCCAGAGCCTTGGCGGAGATACAGAAAAAGCAGCTCAGAAGGCGGATCAGGCCATCACCGACATGGCCGACAACGCCAATAAGATGGGCACCGGCATGGAGATGATACAGAACGCTTATCAGGGTTTTGCAAAGCAGAACTACACCATGCTGGACAACCTAAAACTCGGGTATGGCGGCACCAAAGAGGAAATGGAGCGTCTGCTTGCGGACGCGGAGAAGCTGTCTGGGCAGAAGTTTGATATTTCGTCTTACTCCGACATCGTAGACGCCATCCATGTGGTGCAGACGGAAATGGGCATCACCGGCACCACGGCAGCAGAGGCAGCAAGCACCATCGAGGGCAGCGCTGGGTCGGCAAAAGCCGCATGGACAAACCTGATAACCGGCATTGCAGACGACAACGCAGACTTTGATACGCTGATTGGCAATTTTGTCAGCAGCGTGGAGACGGCGGCTGGAAATATTATTCCGCGCGTTAGTGTCATCTTGGGCGGCATCTCACAGCTTGTTACATCTGCATCTACCACTATTATTCCGATGGTCATAACAACCATCACAGACAACCTGCCTGCGCTTTTGCAGGCGGCGGTTGCGCTTGTCGGCGCATTGGGACAGGGTATCATTGATAGCCTACCTGCAATTACGCAAGCAGCAATCGACATTCTTTTCTTCCTTGCGAATGGCCTGATAGAAAACCTGCCCACGCTTATTGACGGCATTGTGCAAGTGACCTTGACGATTGTGCAGATGCTGACAAGCCCGGACTTTTTGACGCAACTCATTGAAACGGCAATCTTGCTGATTATGACGCTTGCGCAGGGCCTGATTGACGCGATTCCGCAGCTTATCGCGGCAGTACCTATGATTATTGGCAACTTGCTCGCCGCAATCATTGTAGAGCTGCCGAACATTATCCAGATGGGCATTGATCTTCTGTTTGCGCTGATTGACGGAATTATCAAGTGCATCCCGGAGCTGGTCGCGGCAGTCCCTACGCTGATTATTGCGTTCGTCAACGGCATCGTGAACAACCTTGACAAGATCATCCTTGCAGCGCCGCAGATCATTGTATCGCTGATTACCGGCATTATCGGGGCAATCCCGGAATTGATTGCAGCCGTCCCGCGCGTTATCGCTGCTATTGCCGACACAATCAGAAACTACGACTGGGGCGGCATCGGTAGAAACATCGTTCAGGGGCTGAAAGACGGTATCGCCGGAATGTGGGACAATATCAAGGATTGGTTCAACGAAAAGGTGAATAGCCTTGTCGGCGGCGTGAAGCGCATTTTGGGCATCCACTCCCCTTCCAAGGTCTTTGCCGGAATCGGCGGTTTCATGGCCGAAGGTCTGGGCGAAGGTTTTAGCGATGAATTCGCGTCTGTGAAAAATGACATTGAAGGCAGCATGAATTTTGACGCTGGAACCATTACAGCAGATGCAAACATCAGCAGAAACTATACAAGTGGCTCTTACGGAGCGGCAAGCACAAGCGGGGGTGGCGATTCCGGCAGAATTGTAATGCTGCTGGAACAGTATTTGCCTATGTTGGCAAATATGAAAGTCATCATGGACAGTGGACAGGTTATCGGTTTGCTTGCCCCAGGCATGGATGAAGAACTGGCCAAAATCAATGCAAGGAAGGCAAGGGCTGTATGATAGGAAAAGTATTTTTTGACGGAAAAGACACTTACACAGAATACGGCCTGCTTCTTGCGAGCAAGTCCATTTCTTTGCCGGAAGTCCGCACGAATATGATTGATGTTCCGGGCCGGGACGGTCTGCTGGACGCTTCCGAGGTGTTGACCGGCGAAGTGACCTACAAAAACCGCACCATTGTACTGAAGCTCACCGGCGTGGACACGGTGAGCGGCAAGAAATGGCCTGCCACGATTTCTGACTTCTGCAACAAAGTCCACGGCAATCGCGTGAAAGTGACCTTCCCCGAGGACACCGCCCATTATTACAGTGGGCGGTGCTCCGTTGGGCAGGTGGAGCTTGTCAAAATAAAGCAGACAATACCTGTTACTGTTGATTGCGATCCGTGGAAATACAAGAACGCAAAAACCACGGTCACGGGGACCGTGCCCGAATCGGGCACGCTGTCCCTGACCCTGGCCAACGAGCGCCGGTCGGTGGTCCCAACCGTGGAGGTGTCGGCGGCTGCAACGCTGACCTACGGCGGTAAGGACATCGCAGTGGCAGCCGGCAGCCATCGCAGCCTGGATATCCGCCTGGCAGCCGGCAGCAACACCCTTGCCGTCACAGCCGCAGCCGGGACCACAGTGTCCGTCACCTATCAGGAGGCATCGCTATGAGCTACACTGGCGCGGTATGCGGCAAGGCTATTGCCGGGCTTGCCGTCTGTGGTACGGACGCCCAGGAGGCTGCGCAGGACTTTGCTGGCTATCAGCTGCGTTACGGGGATTACATCCTGTACGATCCGCGCGGCGCCAACGAGACGGACCGGCTGCGCGCCTCGGCGGCGTCGGTGGACCTTACCGCCGGCAAGGCCGGGAGTATGGCGTTCTCTCTGCCGCCGGATCATCCTTACCGGGACAAGCTGCCCTATATGCGCCCCGGTCTGGAGCTGCTGCAGGGCCGGTATGTGGTGTGGCGGGGCCGCATTACCTCCCAGGTGGGCGACTTTTGCAACAACCTCAACGTTACGGCAGAGGGCGTCATGGCGGTGCTCAATGATTCCACTGTCCCCCCGTTTGTCTACCCGGACGATTTTGCGGCGGATGCGGACTATCAGGCGGCTGCCAACAACGGCAATGTGGTGGATTTCCTGTTCCGCTGGTTCCTGGCCCAGCACAATGCCAAGGTATCCACGGATCAGCAGATCAAGCCGGGCGTCTGCACTGTGACGGACGCCAACAACTACATTGCCCGCAGCGCCACCAAGTATCTCACCACCATGGAGGCCATGACCACCCGCCTTACCGGCTCCGCCCTGGGTGGATACCTCCTGATGCGGTACGAGGCGAACGGCAACTATCTGGACTATTACGCGGACCTGCCGCTGACCAACGCACAGGCGGTGCAGTTCGGCCAAAATCTCCTGGACCTGGAGCGCCAGCTTACCGGCACCGGCATCTACACCGCCATCCTGCCGGTGGGCAAGGACGGCCTGACCATCGCGGAGCTGGCCGACGGCGATCTAACGGACGACCTGGTCAAGGAGGGCCCTTACGTCTGGTCTCGGGCGGCCGTCCAGAAGTACGGCTGGATATGCCCCGGTCCCACAGACTGGCAGGACGTCACCGTTGCCACGAATCTCCAGTCTTATGCAGCGGCCCGGCTGGCTACCTCCGGCTGGGCGCTGGAGGAGTCCATTACCTGCAAGGCCATTGATCTCCACGTTACAGACGCCGCTGTGGCCGCCTGGCGAGTAGGCCGGTATACTATGCTGGCCACCACGCCCCACGGCATCCGGGCGGCCATGCCTCTGCTGCAAATGCACATTGATCTCTTGGACCCGGCACAGACCACCGTCACCATGGGCCGGACGCGGCGCACCTTTACCGGCGACGTGGAGGACAATCGCAATCGCGTATCCCAGGGCATGGAGGAGGTACGGCAGGAGACCGAGGAGCGGATCAACACCGTGCAGCAGATCCTCACCGAACGTATGACGCAGATCTCCCAATCGGACCGGCAGATCCTCCTGGAGGCGCTGGAGCAATATGTGGAGATCGGGGATTTCGAGTCCTACAAGCGTGTCATGGATGCCACACTGGCCGTTCTCCCCGACCAGATCCGCATGGAGGTCTCTGAGGAGATCACGGAGCAGGTGGAGGACGCCACCGGAGACATCCGGCAGTCCGTCCGCACCATGAACCAGTATATGTCCTTCACGGCCGCCATGGGGATGTTGCTGGGCAGTGAGGGCGATCCCGTGAAAGTGCAGATCAACAACCAGGGCCTGAACATCCTCCGGGAGACGCTGGCTCTGCTATCCATCAATCAGCGGGGCGTATACACGCCATCTCTGTATATCCGCCCCATGGATCCGGATGATCCCACTGCCGGATGCCTGTACCTGGGGAACCTGGTGATTCGGGTTGCCCCGGACGGATCTGTGGTGGGCGCAAAGGGGGTGAATGCAAATGGGTGAACTATACGGCGCCCAATCCACATACGGCTGGCGGCTACGGCTGGGGTACACCATCCAGCAATCCCGTAGCACCAACCGCAGTACCATCGCCCTGACGCTGCAGATCTACGATGGCACCGGCGAGAGCTACAACCAGGCGGCGAACAGCTGCTACTATGTGCTCCAGGGCACCAAGGTGTACCACCCGTACAGCTACAGGGCCAAGGGGTGGTACGATCTCGGCACCAAATCCATCACGGTGGATCACGATTCCAAGGGGGAGGCATCGGTAACGCTGTCCGCCGAGTGGCACAGCGGCTTCTCCTCTCAGTGGACCCCGGCCAGCCTATCCGTATCCGGCAAGGTTACGTTGCCCACCATCCCCCGGGCGTCCTCCCTGGCCGTTCCGGCCCTGACGCTGGGTAGCTCCGCCACGCTGGCGGTGACGAAGGCGGACAGCAGCTACACGCACCGGATCACATACGCCTGGGGCACCCACTCCGGCGTGGTGTCAGCAGAGACGGGCGCGACGTCCATTACCTGGACGCCGCCCCTGGAACTGGCCAACGATATCCCCAATGCTGCTACCGGCGTGGGTACCCTGACCATCACCACATACAGCGGTGATACGGCCTTGGGCAGTCAGTCTTATAGCTTTACGGCATCCGTGCCTGCCAGCGCGGCCCCTGCGGCCTCTGTGGTGCTTTCGGACGCCGCCGGGTATGCAGATACCTATGGAGCTTACGTGCAGGCCAAGAGCCGCCTGAAGGCCGTTACAGCGGCCTCCGGCCAGTATGGGGCCACCATCAAGGGATGCGTCCTGGCCGTCTCCGGCCTGTCGGCTTCCGGCCTCACGGCCACCTCCGGTGTGTTGCCGGAGTCCGGCACCGTGGGCTACACCATCACTGTCACCGACTCCCGGGGACTGGCCACAGTGCTGCGGGGCACAATCACGGTGCTGCCGTATGCCGCGCCGGGCATCCGATCCATCAGCGTGGCCCGCTGCGATGCCGATGGGGCGGACAATCCCGCTGGAGCCTATGCCCTGGTATCCTTCGTGGGCTCTGTATCCGCCCTGGACGATCAGAATACGGCGGCATACGCCATCCGCTACCGGCCCCAGGGCGCAGATACCTGGAGCAGCCAGGCCGTCCCGGCCGCATCCGGGCAGTATGCGCCCAGCGCTTCCGGCATCATCCCCGCGGCCGTGGATACAGTGTTTGAGGTGTGCGTGTCCGCCACCGACGCTCTGAGCCGCACAGATAGCCTGATCGTGATCCTGCCCTCTGCACAGGTGCTGTTTCGCACCGCCCCCAATGCGGATGGGCTATCCATCGGGCAGTATCGCACGGAGTCCGGCGCTCTGATCGTGGGCGGCCTGATCGAGGCCCTGAAGCTCCCGGCAATGGCCGGGGTGTCCCTGGGCGGCACCGCTCTCCTCGATCTCCTGCACCCCGTTGGTAGCATCTACCAGTCCACGGACGCCACATCCCCAGCGGACCTGTTCGGCGGGACGTGGGAGCAGGTCAAGGACGTATTCCTGCTGGCGGCGGGCGACTCCCACGAAGCGGGAAGCACTGGCGGCGAGGAGACCCACACGCTGACCAAAGCGGAGCTACCGGACCACAACCACACTTTCAAGTACACCGGGCAGTCCGTGACAACCGGTGTGAATGCCGTCCGCCTGTATCAGGCCGCAAGCAATCAGTACAATGCGTATTCCGGCGGTCAGTCCTCCGATTGCGGGGACCAAGCCCACAACAATATGCCGCCGTACCTGGCCGTGTACACATGGCGCAGGACGGCATAAAGGAGTGATCTAATGGCCTTTAGCAAAACGAACTTTGTGGACAGCCAGACCGTCATCGACGCTGCCACCCTCAACGCCATCCAGGATGAGCTGATCCGGGTAGGCGGACTGCTGGGCAAGGATATCCAGTCCGCTACCATTAACGACAGCGGCCATCTGATTTTGACGCTGACAGACGGCACCACGCTGGACGCTGGCGTTGCCAAGGGCGCACAGGGAGAAAAGGGCGCAACCGGCCCTGCTGGCCCGGCTGGCCCGCAAGGCCCTGCCGGCGAACCAGGCAAAGGCGGCGCACCGGGTATCGTGATCTCCAGCACCCAGCCAACGGACGAGGCGCACCCGGTGTGGCTCAATCCGGACGGGGATGCGGATGGAGAAGACTTCTCTCTCGGCATTTCCTCCGCCACCGTCGGCCAGATTGCCAAGATTGCCGCCGTGGACGAATCCGGTGCGCCCACCGCGTGGGAGCCGGTGGATATGCCGAGCGGTGGAGGCGACGGAGAGTGGGTTTTTGCCGGCTCTGCCACGGCAGAGTCTGCGGGCATGGTGCTGAAGGTGTCAAATATACACGCAAAGCACATCCTTGTGTCGCTGTACGCAAGCTGCGATGATGATTCGAAAAGAACCTATGTCATCAGGCTAAATGACACAATCACCTATCTTCGCACCAGCGCTCTGCCTGGAAATGGTGAAAAACATCTTTGGGCGGTCGAGTTCGAACTTCTGACGGGTGGCGATGAGAATTATATTTACTGCCGAGTTATTCCGGATGAAAGCCACTACACCAGCAAATCAAATGACTTGGTCTCGAGTTTTTCCAGCACGGCTGTTCAAGGAACAATGTGGTACAAGGTAAACATAAGCGAGTTCAATTCGGTAGCATTCCTGTCTGGGAATGGGACCACTTCTGCGGGAAATATCATGAATGTCTGGTACAGATAAGGAGACGGATATGAAAATCTGCGAAAACGGCGTAATCCGCGACATGACCGTCGATGAAATCGCGGAAATGCAGCAGAACCAGCCGGAGACGGCAGCCGAGTCGCTGACGAACGACAAAAAGCTTGAACTGATGCTTGCGGCAATCCCGGAGGAGCCGATGCCGGACAGTGAGCCGAAGCTGGGCTATAAGTGGCAGCCCATATACACGCCGTCCAGCGGATTTGCGTGGGAGCTTGTAGAGGACCCGACGGCACTGGGCACACAAAAGAATCCCCGCTACTGGGTAATCGGCTTGGCAGTACGGCTTGGGCACTACTACACCACGGACGGCGTGACGCTGAAAATGGCGGTGAATGAGGGCGTGCCGGAGAGCTGGGACGATAGCCTATACTTTGCGGCGATATAAGGGAGGTGATGATTGATGGCAATCCCCATCTTACAGATTTGGGATGAGGCGCTGAATAAATACGTCCCGGTCCCGGCAGTGCAAGGTCCCAAAGGCGACACCGGCCCGGCTGGCCCGCGAGGCCCCGCCGGGTCCGACGCCAGCGTGACGGCTTCCTCCATTGCCGACGCAATGGGGCTGTCGGGGCTGTCCGCAGGCGACCAGATTTCGGTGGATACCGTCGGGGCGGACGGACGCCCTGCCAGCTGGAAGAAAAAAGCCCGGGACGTCCTGAATGTCAAGGACTTCGGCGCCAAGGGAGACGGCAGCACGGATGACACGGCGGCCATTCAGGCGGCAATCGACTACGCCGTGGCCGCCGGGCGGCGCTCCGTTTACTTCCCGGCCGGGACATACATTGTCACAAGCCCCCTGCACGCCCAGGTTGAAACCGGCACCACCACGGTGGGCGGCAGCACCAAAAGCCGGTACACTTACGGCATGGGCCTGACGCTTCGGGGGGAGCAGGTGGGCAAGACGGTGCTGCGCAAGACCGGACAGACCACCTATACGATTCCGGCAAATAACAACATCAACGGCGGCAGTACTGTTGACACTACACTGTTTTTTGGCGGGACCGAGGGCACGGGTCTGTACCGCCAAGGAAAAGGGCCTGTGGGTGGCCAACGCCACTTCCACAGTATGTAACAAGGTATTTGCTGCCGGGTGCAACAATCCCTATTACCTGGTATCCGCCTATTATTCCACCCTGATCTCCTGCTGTGCGGACAGCTGCACCGGAAGCATCTGGACGCTGAAGGGCAGCGTGAGCATGATCGGCTGCGGCTCGGAAAGCAAGGGCGCGGACCGGTATATCGACCTGCTGGATGACACCCGTGTTGACGCGCATGGGTTGTATTTGTACGACCTGGAAGCACCATCTGGTTCTACTGGGACCAACAAGGCCCTGTTCCGGATGGCCAGCCGCTGTGTCCTGAACGTGGACGGCATCCAGCTGGCTGGTACGGCCAGCACCCAGGGGGTTCAGAACGCCCTGCTGGAATGCGGCACCGCGTCGGTAACCTTTGCTGTGCAGGATATCCTGTTGTTCAACAATGGTGCAAGCCCTCTGCTTCCGGCCCTGTGCAAGGGGTCCATCCCCACCGGGTCCCTGTTCCGGCTGCACTACGGGAGCTACAGCGGCTTCTACAAGTACACCGCCGATGGCCTGACGCCCACCATCGCTTTCACCGTGCCGGACGCCAGCGTCACCCCGGCCAAAACCACCTTTATCCAGCCCGCAGAGGGGCACTATGAGACCCAGCCCAATTACACCAACGTGCTGCCCAATGCGGAGACTCCACCCTCCGGGAATGCCCTGACAGCCCATGGCACGATACCCGGTATGCGCTACGGGGCCGGAACGCTGAATTCTCCTCCCGGCATGACGTCCTCGAATGTGGCCACCTCCTCCGGCTTTATCTCGGGGGTTAAGCCCGGCGACGTGATCCGGATCAGCGGGCTTTATATCGGCAGCACCAGCGAAAATTATGTGGGCTTTGCCAATGCCGGCAAGAACTTCATCGGCGGCACAAACGGCATAAACTTTGTCAAATCAGCCGCTGACGTCTGGAACGCCACCATTGACGAGAACGCGCTGACCACCACTTTCACCATTCCCGCGAAAGACAGCGCTAACCGCCCTCTTGACAGTGTTGCGTACCTCTATTTCTCCGGCAGGCCCAACACCAGCGGCCCGGTGATTGTCACAGTCAACGAGGAAATTGTTTACAAACAGGTGTGGGTGGGTACCCCCATGCAGTTCGGCAATGAGATCAAGCAGAACATGGCCAATGTTTTTGTGCAGGCCCCCAACGGCGCGCTGTACACCATCGCCGTGGACAACAGCGGCAATCTGTCGGCCAAGGCATTCACGCAGTAATCACGCCGCCCAAGGCGGCAGAAAAGGAGATTTTACAACATGAAAGAAAACACGATCAAGGCCGCGCTGGCGGCCGCGCTGGGGGCGCTGTGCGCCTACGGAGTGCAGCTGCTGGTACCGGTGCTGGTGCTGGTGGTGGTGATGCTGCTGGACTACGCCACTGGCATGACCAAGGCATGGAACGCCGGGGAGCTGTCCTCCCGGGTGGGCCTGCGGGGCATCCTGAAAAAAGTGGGCTACTTGGTAATCGTTGCTGTAGCTGCTGTGGTAGACTGGCTGCTGCGCTACGGAGCCGACGCCCTGGGCTGGGACTGGCCGGTGGAGTTCCTGTTTGCCAGCATTGTCATTATCTGGCTGGTGATCAACGAGCTGCTGTCCATCCTGGAGAATGTGTCTGCCATTTGTGCACCGGTGCCTGGTTTCCTCCAGGCGCTGCTGAAAAAGTTGAAAGTACACACCGAGGACACGGCGGCGAACAAGCTGCCGGGAGAGGAGGACAACAACAATGAGTAAGCGAGTGTACATCAGCCCCAGCGACCAGACGGAAAACCGCTATGCCTGGGGCAATACCAACGAGCACGCCCAGTGCCAGAGGATCGCCGAGGCGGAGGCTGCCGCCCTGCGCCGCAGCGGCGTGGAGGTGAAGCTGGCGGCCTTCGGCACCACCATGGCCCAGCGCTGCGCCGAGTCCGATGCCTGGGGCGCGGACATCCACAACTGCGTCCACACCAACGCCTTTAACGGCAAGGTGTCCGGCACCCGGATGTTTTGCTACAGTGTCCCCGGCAAGGGGTATGATGCATGCAGGGCTGTGTTTGGCCAGCTGGCCCCGCTGACGCCGGGAACGTCTGAAAACATCCAGGCCAACCCCCGGCTGTATGAGGTGCGCAATCCTGCCGCCCCCAGTGTGTACTGCGAGTGCGAGTTCCACGACACCATCCAGGGCGCCCGCTGGATCGTGGAGCACACCACGGACATCGGTGAGGCCATCGCCAAGGGCCTGTGCGAGTATCTGGGCGCGGCCTATGTCCCGGCCAGGCAGGAGACTCCCAAGCCCGCCGAGCCTGCCCAGGGCGATACCCTGTACCGGGTCCAGGTGGGGGCCTTCGCCGTCCGCGCCAACGCCGAGAAGATGCTCCAGCGTTTGAAGGACGCCGGGTTTGACGGTTTTATCCGGGAAGGTTCAAGATGATGTGAAGAGAGCGTCAAAGTAACGGGTTTAAAAATCTGGACGAAACCGGGGCAACGATGCGCCGACCCCCTGTTTCCGCCAAAGCTCCGCAAGTCCACGGCGAATATAATCGCCATGAATACAACTTACCGAGACATCCGCGCAAAGCTGCGCAGTATGGCCCCTCAGCGTGCCATTGATTACATCGCCGCGCTTGATCTTCCGGGAGACGAGGCGTTTTGCATCATCGCGTGCGACGTCAAGCAACAATCCAGACAGCAGGTGGCAAACAGGCTGTTTGCGTCGGTCGAGTATGTCAAGAAGCGCCGCCGCAACGGTTACCAAAAGATTGCCGACCATATCAAAAACCCATAAAGTAAAGACCCAACAAAGACCTTTTTCAGGCTCTTTGTTGGGTCTTTTTTGCTGTATTTTATAGATATACAAGGGGGTGCGGCGAAATGAGCGTAATGGAACGGCTGTTGATGTGTGGGTATACGGCGGATATGGCACGTGATATATGCAATCAATACGAAGATGACGCCGCTGGATTGCTTTCCCTTGCGCGAATTGTAGAGCTTTTCCACGACGATAGGCGCGAATATGTATAGCTATTACAATGGAAATCCACGAGGTAAAAATGTAGGCGATTGTACCGTCAGAGCCATATCGAAAGCCACCGGTAAGGACTGGGGCGCAACGTATCTTGCACTTGCAATAGAAGGGTATTTGGATGGCGATATGCCGTCTGCAAATGCTTGCTGGGGCCGGTATCTCCGCAGCATCGGATACCGGCGGTACATCGTGCCGGACACTTGCCCTGATTGCTACACGGTGGGACAGTTTGCGGAGGATCACCCGGTAGGCACCTATATTCTGGCCCTGTCCGGTCATGTGGTCTGCGTGCAAAATGGCACGATCTGGGACAGCTGGGACAGCAGCAATGAGAACGTATTGTATTACTGGGAAAGGACGGATGAAGCATGAACTATCCTTACTACGGAAACCCCTAGCTTTTTGTTGGCAATGTTTTGTTAACGTCAACAAAATGTTCGGCCCCGTGCCGATACTAAACCAAAGCGGCGGGGCAATAGCCCTGCCGCTGATTTTATGAAAGGAGTTTTCTATG